AGCAAAATCCAGATGTCACCAATTTCCTTTTTAATAAATTCAGAAATAACCTGACTATCAGATAGTGAAGCTCTACGACATAAAAGGAAAATTAGTCAATAAAAGTGTTTCTAAATACAGAGTAGACTGGGAAGGTAAATGTCGATCTAATATACAGTTCGAAGTCAAACAGTTTTTCAAAACCTTTTGGTATGGCCAAATATGCTATGAAGAGTTCCCGGTATACGGGACACGAATGAAAGTAGATTTGATAAATATGACCAAGAGGATAGCGGTTGAGACTCAAGGAGCGCAACACGAATCGTTTAATAAGTTTTTTCATAACAACTCTCGCGCTAATTATTTAAGATCAATAACGAGAGATTATGATAAAATAGTGTGGTTAGAAAACAATAACTTTAAAATTTTAGAAATATTTGAAGAGGATTTAGCATCTTTATCGAGAAAGTATATCTTAGATAAATTTGAAGTATCCATTTAAAATAGTGTAATATTTAACATGACAACGCAGGGAACAAGAATACCAGAGTCTTTATTGGATCAGTTAAGCGAGTGGTCTTGTGGGGGGTTTATGCTTTTCAATTTTGATGAACATGGTAATCCTCAAGTATATTCAAAAGCAGAGGATGAAAGAAATGCAATGTCTTTGCAATATTTAGTTAGCCATTGGTCGGAGGCAATGGAAAACATGAATTCAGATAGCTTTACCCATAATTTAAATCAAGCATTTAAAGAAGACGAAGAAGGATACGAAGACGATGAGTGACACAGGAATAAATGATTATTATCCAGAAGAGGTTCCACAATCTTTAGTGGCAGGAGAGGCCGCTCAATCCGATGCACCTACCGCACCGGAACCAGTACAAGACTTAGGTATTGATTTACCCGATATACCGCTGCCTGACGACGATCCCGTAGAAGATGGCGTAACAGACGCATTCGATGATGCAGCATTCAATTTCGCAGTAGTCGGAGTTGGGCAAGGAGGCTCGCGACTCGCTGAGTCTTTCTGGAATTTAGGGTACAGGCGTGTCGGAGTAATAAACACAGCCCAGCAGGATTTATCTCTGATTAAAATGCCTGACGCAAACAAGCTTTTAATTGGGGACGGAGGAGCGGGGAAAAACCCAGACGCTGCCGATGAAGTATTCCGTACTCGCTATGAAGACATTTTAGATTTTCTTAAAAAGACTTTCGGCACAGGCTATGAAAGAGTTTTAGTTTGCGCTGGAGCAGGCGGAGGAACCGGAGCAGGAGGAGTAGCTAGAGTTTTAGATATTTGCCACGACCTCAATCAATCTTTAGGTAAAGAAACAAAGGATACGGATGCTAAAGTAGGTTGCATACTTGCGTTACCGACTAGAGGAGAAGGTATCAAAGTTCAAGATAACTCCAAGAAGGCTGTAAGTAAAGTTGTCGATCTTCAAAAAGCTGGAGTAGTTTCTACGTTAATTATTCTTGATAACGAAAAGATTAAACAGCTTTACCCCAAGCTAAGCGTTAATCAATTTTGGAGCACGGCTAATAATAGTATTTGCTCCGTATTTCACCTCTTTAATAAAATTTCTGCCAAGGAATCTGCTTATACAACTTTCGATAAAGCTGATCTAGATACCATATTTTCTTCCGGTATTATAATGTTTGGAGCTACCCCGATTAAGGATACCTCAGAGACAGGAATCTCTTATGCCGTTAGAGATAATCTTCGAAAGAATATTTTAGCAGGCGTTGACGCTGCAACAGGTAACGTCGCTGCTTGTGTTATTATAGGAGATAAGGAATCTCTTGATAACATTCCTCAATCTAGCTTAGAGCATGGCTTTGAGCAGTTGAGCAGGATGATGGGATCTAATTCGACTGTACACCGTGGAATTTATACAGGGGCCAAAAAGGGTTTGGCTGTCTACACGGCAATCGGAGGCCTTCAGGCACCAGATAATCTCTTCGATTATTTCTTCAAAGTTGACCGCGTTTACAAATAAATAAATGCCTATATTTTCTAATCAGGTCGAGAGGCACGTACTCTCCGGAATCCTGAGGCATCCTGAAGTAGTTTCTGAGATAGACTCCTTTGTAAGCGCTGGAGATTTCTATCACGATGTTCACCAGACTATTTTCTGCGTAGTAAGAGATGCTGTTCTCGCAAACGAGAACGTTGACAGCGTCTTAATCGCTACAAAGATACTTAATTTAGGGATATCAACAAAGGATGACATTGAGATTCATGAATACCTCAGCACTTTAGCTTACGCTCCTATAGCTAAAGAAGCAGTTATAGAAGCCTGCAAACAGCTTGTTAAAGTTCGTATAAGAAGGGAGCTTTGCGAGACAGGTGAGAGGCTAGTAAATCACACTAAGACTTGCTCTAACGATGACCTAGGTGAAATAATATCTAAATGTGATTCTATATACAGTGAAAAGATATCTAGCTTTAGCTTTGGGGATGATCCCGAAAACGTTTTTGATAATCTAGAATTCAAAATAGAAGAAAGGGGAGATAACCCTTCTGATGATACTGGGCTTTCAACAACTTATAGCGAGTTCAATAGGTTATACGGAGGACTAAGAGATGGAAATGTTTACGCTATAGTTTCGCGACCCGCTCAAGGCAAAACCACATTTATCAATGACTTGTGCTTAGGCGCTGCGATGAAAAACAATGTGCCGGTATTAGTTTTAGATACCGAAATGACCACAGAAGAAATCCAGTTTAGAATGGCTGCGGCAAATACTGGAGTTCCGCTGTGGTACTTAGAAACAGGTAACTGGAGAAAAAATAAAGAGATGGTTACCAAAGTCAGGGAATGGTTTAACAATCTGAAGAAGCATAAGTATTACCATTACCACGTTAGAAACAAAACTGTAGATGAAGTATGCTCCATGATAAGAAGGTGGCACATGCAGCACGTTGGCAGAGACGGCAAATGTGTTATCGCTTATGATTATGTAAAATTAACCGGGGAAAGGGTTGATAAAAACTGGGCAGAACACCAAGCTATCGGCGAGAAAATAGATAAACTAAAACGAGTAGCTGAAGAAATAAAAGCTCCACTTGTTACTGCTATGCAGATGAACCGCTCTGGAGAAATGCATAACAGAAACTCATCTTCTCTAGTTGATGACAGTTCAGCTATATCTCTTTCAGACAGGCTTCAGTGGTTTGCTACATTCGTAGCCATCTTTCGCAGAAAAACGCTAGACGAGATAGCTTTAGACGGAGAAAGGTTTGGCACTCATAAATTAATTCCTCTTAAAACAAGGTTTCAAGGTAGAGATGCTGCTGGTCACCAAGATCTAATGAGGCGCACTGTAAGAGAAACTATAAATGGAAGGGAAGTCACTAGTGAAAAGTTTATAAATAATTTTTTAAACTTCAGGGTTGAGAATTTTAAGGTTAGCGAAGAAGGCTCTTTAGGCGACATAATACGCCATGAAGAGCAGTCATTCGATATTCAAGATAATAATATAGACGACGACTTCAGCTTGTGAGTGATGATATAAAAGATATCTTAACCGAGATAGGTTACAATCTTCGTGTTTGCGGCAATGAGGATAGAGCCAAGCCGCTTTACAGAGACTCGGATAATAATAATGTTTGATGCATCAAAAAAGATAACGGCGTTTGGTTTGATTTTAAAACTAATAAATATGGAAGTCTGGAAGAATTAGTTAGGCTTACTTTAAAACTAGAAGATATAAGTCAAGCAAAAGACTTCATAAAAGATAAATTTAACTTTGAGAAAAGAACTCGGGTAAAAGAGAAAGTAAAGTCTCAGCAGACATTCAATAAAGATAATCTTCAAAAGATAATAAAAGACCATTCATATTGGAATAAAAGAGGAGTTTCTTCCACTACCTTAAACAACTTTGAGTCCGGAGTGATGAAAGACGGGAAACTTAAGGACAGGTATGTATTTCCTATATTTGATAAAAGGGACAGAATGGTTGGAGCCGCAGGAAGAGATATAACAGATTCGTCCCCTATAAAATGGAAACTCTTAGGAGAAAAGAGTTTTTGGGTATATCCTTTCAAATATAACAATAGCTATCTCCGAGAATCCAAAGAGGTTTTTCTGATTGAAAGCATAGGAGACATGCTATCCCTTTGGGAGGCAGGTATAAAAAATACTTTAGTTCTTTTTGGGCTGAATGTCTCTGCGAAAGTAAAAGGAATACTAATGTCCATGGACATAAACAGGATTCGCATTTGCTTAAATAACGATGCCGAGAATGGCGCAGGAAACAACGCGGCCGAACAGATAAGAAATAATCTTTTGAATTACTTCGACGAAGATCAAGTATCTATAGATTTGCCACCTAAAAATGATTTTGGGTGCATGAACATTTCAGAAATTAACACATGGAAAAAACAGTTAAGAGCGTAAAAGAAAAAGTACTCTCTGCTTCGAGAATAAAGACCCTAGAAACTTGCTCTTGGTCTTACTGGTGCAACTACCACCTTAAGCTCCCACAGAAACAAAACGAGGGGGCTTTGAGAGGCACTGTTTGCCACTTAGTTTTCGAAATGCTCGTTAAAAAGAAGCATAAAAAACATTTCGATAAGATATTTAAAGGCAACTCAATAAAGAGAAGCCCAGCAGTATTTAGAATGGTAATGAAGCACCTAACTCAAATGGAAAACAGCTTCGATTTACCAATGACCAACGAAGAAAATGTAGAGCTTGTAGATGACATGATTGTAGTTGGATTAAATTGCGACTTTTTTGGCTGGGGAGGCAAGGTAGATAAGCCAGAACACGAATTCCTTCTTGAGAACAAAGACCCTGAGTATAAAATAAGAGGTTTTATTGATAAACCAATAGTTTACAAAAAGGGTAAAAAAATTAAAATCGTAGATTATAAAAGCAGTAAATACAAATTTAGGGGAGAGGAACTGCACTCAAATGTTCAAGCGATGGTTTATACTTTAGCGGCGCAGCAGGAGTGGCCAGAATATTCGCCTACTGTAGAATTTCAGTTTTTAAGACATCCCCGAAGCCCGTTACAGCAATTGCAATTCAATAAAGATCAGCTCAGGGGCTTGGAGTATTACCTAGCTCATACATTTCAAATAATAAACAACTTTACTGAAGAGACAGCCACTACTAACTATGCGGCAGACACAAAGAAAAATGCTTGGCTCTGCAAAATAGGAAAATGGAGATGCCCATACATCGACCCCTACCCTTATTTTGTAATAGTGGACGAGAGCGGTGAAGAGATAAGCAAATCTCTGAAAAGATCTGAACTTCAGAGCAAGCTAAAAGACGGCCAGAAAATCAAAAAAAGAAAATATGATGGTTGCCCGAGGCACAAAAGTTCTAGTGAAAATATACTTGACTTGTTCACCTGAAAACCTGTATCATTTCACGCATGGAAGAGGTAATACCACTTTTTAAAAGTCACTACAGCCTCGGGAGATCAATTCTTACCTTGAATCTACCCAAGGAAGATGATGATTTAAGTTCTGATTCTGTTTTTGACATAGTGAAAGAATCAGGCATGAAAGAGGTTTATTTAGTGGAAGACAGTATGGCTGGATTCCTTGAGGCATACACCAATGCAAAGGAGGTGGGCGTTAAGTTAATCTTCGGATTGCGACTAACTTTTTGCCCTGATCTTTCTGATAAAAGCGAGGAAGGAAGAGCGAATTCTTTCAAAAATATTATTTTTATAAAGAACGAGAAGGGCTACAAAGATCTTATAAAGATATATACTCGCGCGGCTCAAGATGGGTTTTATTATGAGCCTCGTATGGATTTCAGGACCTTAGAGTCTATGTGGACAGATGATTTGCTTTTGGCAATACCTTTTTATGATTCTTTTCTTTACAATAATAAATATACTAACTCTCAGTGCATTCCTAATTTCTCTTTTGCTACGCCCGTATTCTTCATTGAAGACAATGACGCTTTGCTAGATCAAGATTTAGCTGCCTCAGTTATAAAATTCTGCAAGGATAAA